GCTAATATGCTTCGTTCGTATCTTCACAAGTTAAAAACTTGGATACATAATACAGAACCGGAAGCATTTCATAGAAATGACATTTGAGAAAGACCCATACGTTTACAGAATCAAATCTGTAGGTAGAGTAGTAGACGGTGACACAATCGACGCTGACATTGATCTTGGTTTCGATATCTCTCTTGCTAAGCGAATACGCCTTGGCGGCATTGATACACCGGAAAGTCGTACAGCAAACGCAGAAGAAAAAGCGTTAGGTCTTGATGCTAAGAATTGGTTAAAACATCGTCTTGAGTTTGCCAAAGATATTATCATCCGCACAGAACTTCCAGACTCTACTGAGAAGTATGGAAGAATTATTGGAAGACTTTACATCAACAATGAAGAATTGTCTTTGAACGATCAGATGATCGTTGAGGGATATGCTTGGGGATATGATGGGGGAACCAAGCAAAAGAACTTGGAAGAACTTCGTGAAATTCGTCGTGCTAAGGGCACTCTAGTGTAATAATGGATGATATCTATCTTGGTAATCCGAATTTAAAAAAGGCTCATACAAAGATTAACTTTACGCCTGATCAAATTCAGGAGTTTATTAAATGTAAAGATGATCCAGTATATTTTGCCAAGAATTATATTCAGATCGTTTCTCTTGACAAGGGTCTTGTTCCCTTTGAGATGTATGCATTTCAAGAGAAACTGATTAGAAATTTCCACGCACACAGATTCAATATCTGTAAGATGCCACGTCAGACTGGTAAGTCTACGACTTGCGTATCATATTTGCTACACTATGCATTGTTCAATGATAACGTAAACATTGCCATTCTCGCCAACAAGGCATCTACAGCCAGAGACCTGTTGGCAAGATTACAACTTGCTTACGAAAACTTGCCAAAGTGGATGCAGCAAGGTATCCTGGTATGGAATAAAGGTAATGTTGAGTTAGAGAATGGGTCAAAGATTCTCGCTGCTTCTACTTCAGCGTCTGCTGTCCGAGGCGGATCCTATAATATCATCTTTCTCGACGAGTTCGCGTTCATCCCGAATCACATTGCTGATCAATTCTTTGCCTCTGTTTATCCTACTATTTCTTCTGGCCAAAGCACCAAAGTAATTATGGTGTCAACGCCACACGGTATGAATCACTTCTACCGATACTGGCATGATGCTGAGAGAAAGAGAAACGAATACGTTCCAACGGAGGTTCACTGGTCAGAAGTACCAGGAAGAGATGAGGCCTGGAAAGAACAGACTATTCGAAATACTTCGGAGTCACAATTCCGTGTTGAGTTTGAATGCGAATTCTTAGGATCTGTTGACACTCTGATTGCTCCTGCAATCCTAAAGTCAATGGTTTATGAGGATCCAATTCAAAGTAATGCTGGATTGGATATCTTTGAAAAGGTTAGACCTGAAAATAATTATATGATGACGGTTGACGTTGCCAGGGGTATTGGTAATGATTATTCAGCTTTCTTACTTTTTGATATAACTGAGTTTCCCTATAAGGTAGTTGCAAAATATAGAAACAATGAAATCAAACCGATGCTATTTCCTAGCATCATTTATGAGATAGCGACAAAATATAATAACGCTTGGGTTCTATGTGAGGTAAATGATATTGGTGATCAGGTTGCTAATATCCTACACTTTGATCTTGAGTATGACAATATGCTTATGGCTTCTATGAGGGGTCGTGCTGGACAAATTGTTGGTCATGGATTCTCTGGAAAGAAATCCCAGATGGGAGTAAGAATGACTTCTGCTGTAAAGAAGTTAGGTTGCTCTAACTTGAAGACTCTAGTTGAAGATCATAAGATCTTAACTGTAGACTATGACATTATATCAGAACTTACGACATTTGTCCAAAGAAAGCAATCTTTTGAAGCAGAAGAAGGATGTAATGACGACTTGGCAATGTGCTTGGTTATCTTTGCATGGTTAGTAGCACAAGACTACTTCAAAGAGATGACGGATCAAGATGTCCGTAAAAAAATCTATGAGGAACAGAAGAATCAAATTGAACAAGACATGGCTCCATTTGGATTTGTATCGGATGGACTTGACGATGAAAGTTTTGTAGATTCTGATGGAGATAGATGGTACACGGATGAATATGGTGACAGAGCCTTCATGTGGGAATATAAATGAGTTTAGAAGAAGACTTTGGTTTAGAGCATCTTCTGTTTCAACAAAGGACATGTAAAGTCTGCGGAGAAACAAAAGATCTTCTTTCCGATTTCTATCTAACTAGAAAAGACCGAGGTAAGGTCAAATCATCTTATTCATATGAGTGCAAAGTGTGCACTATAAAAAGAATCACCAATAAACGCCAACAAAGAAAAGAATGCCAACGAGAGGCAGTAAATTGGCAATATCCTGATTGGTAGATTGTTCATGCATTGTTTCCCCACTTAAAGCGATCAAAATTCTAAATACTTACAGACTTATTCTGGATCCACAAGGAGAAATAAGATGCCGCTGAATTTAGCATCTCCTGGCATTGTTGTAAGAGAAGTAGATCTTACTTTAGGGAGAATCGATCCTACGTCCGATAGAACGGGTGCTCTCGTTGGGCCTTTTGCTAAAGGGCCAGTAGAACTTCCCGTTTTAGTTGCCAACGAATCTGAGTTACTGAGCAACTTCGGACAATCTTATGATCTTGATAAGCAATACGAAACTTGGCTTGTAGGTTCCTCCTACCTTGCATATGGTGGCGCTCTTAGAGTTCTTAGAGCAGATGATGCAGACCTCAAGAACGCATTCTATAGCAGCGTAGGTTGGGGAACAGGCCCTAAGATCAAGAGTGCCGAACACTATAGTGATCTTGGATACGATGATAACACTATCACCAATTATGACGTTGTAAGCCGTGATCCTGGTTCTTGGGGTAACACCCTGAGAGTTGCCATGATCGATGGCAAGAGCGATCAGATTCTCACAGGTATCACCACAACAGGACTGACTGTTGGTATGGGTGTTTCTCAGGCAATTCCTTCTGGAACTGTTGTTCCTGGAATCGGAGGAACAGTTGCACTCGATGGTAACCTCAAAGGAATCATCACAGAAGTTAGATCTGGTCAGATCGAAGTTAAAGTTACTCAGCACGTTTCTGCTGCTGGTGTAGTAACGAGTATCGATTACACCCCCAACGGAACATATAAGTTTGTTGCTGGTGGGTCTGGACAATCTGGAATCAAGCCTATTCTCAGCACTGGTCTTGCTGCCGACTTCATTCAGAACGGATCGAGCACACTTTCCGTAACAGGAACCGCTGGAACTACATCCTTCACTCTCGCTGGTGATCTTTCTGCAGTTGTTGCTGCTGGATCTTCGGTTCATGTAGGTAGTGCTCTGACTTTTGTTGCTGTTGGTAGTGTATCGTACAGCAACGGTTTAACATCCTTCACCATCGGTGCTGGATCGACAACTGCTGTTACTATTGCATCTGGTACTGCGGTAACATTCTTTGGATCTCTCAGAAACGGAACTCCTGGCGACTGGTTCGATTCTCAAACAATTGACCTTTCCAATGGAACCAAACTTGCTTGGAATCAAATTGCTGATCGTCCTGGAACTTCTGGATACGCTGAAGTAAGGGCTGCCAAGAATGATGAGGTTCACGTTGTCGTTATCGACGACAAAGGAGCAATCACAGGAAACGTTGGAACTATCCTCGAAAAGCATCTTTCCCTTTCCAAGGCAACTGATGCTGAGTTCTCTGTAGGAGATGCTTCTTACTACAGAAAGTATGTCAAGGCTCAGTCCGACAACATCTATCTTGGTGGTCAACCTGCTGGAACCAGAGCAACTGGATTCACAACCGCAACTGGATGGACTGCTGCTACAGACACTGCATGGGATCAACCCGCTCAAGGTATCAATTTTGCTGGTATCGGTAACACCAACATGCAACTTGGCGGTGGAGTTAACTACGGTGCCAAGACTGGAACTACCAACACTGCTGCAAACTATGGTGGTCTCACCGCTTCTGCTGCATACATTAGAGCTGGTTTTGAAGTATTCGCTAACCCCGACAACTATCCCGTAGATTTCGTTCTGATGGGATCTGCCAACTACAACCTCGCAGAGGCACAATCTGTTGCTCTGAAGGCCATCGACGTTGCAGAAAGAAGAAAGGATGCTCTTGCATTCATCTCCCCCTACAGAAAAGCAATCATCAATGATGCTGCTGCTGGTTCGGTAACTGTAAACTCGGATGTAGACATCACAAATAACGTAGTTGGATTCTTCGGTCCTCTGACATCTTCCTCCTACGCTGTATTTGATAGTGGTTATAAGTACATGTATGACCGCTTCAATTCCACTTTCAGATATGTTCCTCTGAATGGAGATATCGCTGGCATCTGTGCTAGAAACGATATCAACAACTTCCCCTGGTTCTCTCCCGCTGGAACCCTGAGAGGTGCTATCCTGAATGCTGTTAAGGTTCCTT